GGTAGGAGGAAGCCTTGCGGCCTTGACGCATTACTACGACCTTGGGGAAAAAGGCACAGAAGTTGTTAACGCACTTGGTAAACGCCGAGCCGACTTTGCCCCCAATGACCTTGCCCGATATGGCGAATACTGCAAGAACGATGTGGCCCTGACATGGAAGCTCTTCAACGCAATGAGCGCTGACTTCCCGCCCGAGGAGTTGCGCCTGATTGATTTGACGGTGCGTATGTTCACCGACCCAGTGTTGCAGTTGGATACGCAGATATTGAACAAGCATTTGAACGCAGTGCGCCAGCGCAAAGAGTCATTGTTGGGGGCGTTCGACAAAGACACCCTGATGAGCAACCCTCAGTTTGCTGATGTGCTCAGGTCGATGGGGGTTGAGCCGCCGATGAAAATTAGCCCAACGACGGGGAAACAAACCTATGCCTTCTCTAAGACAGATGAAGCGTTCAAAGAACTTCTCGAACACGAGAACCCTCAAATACAAGCATTGGTCGCCGCACGGTTGGGTACGAAGTCTACGATTGAAGAAACACGAACAGAACGTTTTATTGGAATTGCTGGCCGAGGGTCACTCCCTGTCCCCCTGCGGTATTACGCCGCACACACCGGACGCTGGGGTGGAGATGACAAGCTCAACCTCCAGAACCTCCCCCGCAATTCGCCCCTGAAGTTTGCGATCATTCCCCCATCTGGGTATGTGTTTTTGGACTCAGATTCATCGCAGATTGAGGCACGCACGCTGGCTTGGCTGGCTGGACAGGAAGACTTGGTGGAGGCATTCGACCGTGGCGAGGACGTTTACAAGATCATGGCATCTGCTATTTATGGCAAGAGCGTGGCGAGTATCACGAAGGATGAGAGGTTCGTTGGGAAGACCACAATCCTTGGTGCAGGATATGGTATGGGCGCTCAAAAGTTCCAAGCGCAACTCAAGAACTTCGGCGTTGAGTTGGAGTTGGAAGAAACGAAGAGGGTCATCGATACCTATCGGCAGACGTACCCAGCCATCCCACAGCTCTGGCAAGAATCACATTCCATCTTAGGTGCAATCATTGGCGACCAGTACGCCGAGTTTGGACGCAACGGCATCTTGAAGGTTGAGGGGCGCAAGGGCATCCGACTGCCCAATGGCCTGTACATCAAATATCCTAATCTGCGGTTTACCGAGACCGAGCAGAACGGACGCCTCAAAACCGAGTACGTTTATGACGCACGCAGGGGCAAACAGATGGTTGCCAACCGCATTTATGGTGGTAAAGTTATCGAAAACGTGTGCCAAGCGCTGGCCCGAATCGTCATCGGCATGCAGATGCTGATGGTGGCAAAGAAGTACCGAGTCGTGATGACTGTGCATGACGCCATCGGTTGTATCGTGCCAGAGGCGGAGGCCGAGCGTGCTAAAGAGTACGTTGAATTGTGCATGCGGTTGCGGCCCGAGTGGGCCCCCGAACTACCCCTGAACTGTGAAGCTGGATATGGAGATAGCTATGGAGCATGTTGAACTGATTGATTACGCGCACCCCCTGATGATGGCCGAGCGTAACCTGCGGGATGGGTACAACGCCCTGATCGAAGGTGATTTGGAAGTGGGGGAGACCCTGCTGATAAATGCGGCGGTGGAAGTAAAGATGGCGCTGAACGCTGTCAGACACGCAAAGGAAAGCAAACGTGCCTAAAGTCACATGGTCGTTCAGCAGTCTGAAGACCTTCCAGCAGTGCCCGAAGAAGTATTACCACACCAAGGTCGCCAAGGATGTGGTGGAGGGTGACACTCAGGCCACGATCTACGGCAAGTCGGCGCACACTGTTGCCGAGGAATACATTCGAGACAGTGTGGAAATCCCTCCAGCATTCTCTTACATGCAACCTGTACTGGATACGCTGAAAGCCATTCCCGGCACGAGGTACTGCGAGTACGAAATGGGGTTGAAAGAAGACTTGACCCCCTGCGGATTCAACGACCCTGACCGCTGGTGGCGGGGGATTGCCGACTTGCTTGTGGTCAACGAGGAAATCGGACTGGCTTATTCTGCCGACTACAAGACCAGCAAGAGCGCACGGTACGCCGACACCAAACAGTTGGACTTGGTTGCCCTTGGCATCTTTGCACACTTCCCCAAAATCAAGCGGGTGAAGTCTGCCCTGATCTTTGTGGTCAGCAAGGAGTTTGTCAAAGCCGAGCACCATGCCGAGATGATTCCCAAGTACATCGAAGGCCCCCGCCGAGATGTTGCACGAATCGAAGCGGCGTTGGAAAATGGAGTCTGGAACCCCAAAGAAAGCGCACTGTGCCGGTTCTGTCCGGTCAAGCAGTGCGAATACAACAGAGCCTGAAGGAGAAACAAATGAGCATGACAAACCAAGAGACCGATACAGCCCTGATTCTTGAAGGCGAACTGAAGCGCCGAGTGCGTGAAGTGGCGTCCGACATTATCCGTGAGGCAGTAGCCGAGGCCATCAAACAAGAAATGGCAAAGAACAAGCACGATATGCTGATGGAAGTCAGCATCAAAGTTGGGCAAATGCTCAGAGGCATAGAGAAGGATGGTCGGCAACCGTTGTGGGTCAGTGGCCCCGAAACCATGAATCAGTTTGGATTGTCGGTAGACAGCCTGACAACGTCCGAAGGCGAACTTTCAAAGGAACTTGATCATGCCATACGTTAACAAACCCCGTCCGTACAAAAAAGAATATCAACAACAGATCGCCAGAGGAGAAGCAGATGAGCGTCTTGAACGCCAGCGAGCACGAGAAGCAATCGACAAAAAGAACCCCGACCGAGACAAAGATGGCCGTGCTGATGTCCGTGAAGGAAAAGATGTTGCACACATCAAAGCTCTATCTAAGGGTGGGTCAAACAAAAACGGAACGAAACTGCAAAGCCCATCGGCCAATCGTTCGTTCAAGCGTGGCTCTAACCACAAAGTAGTGTCCGAAGTCAGCACCAAGGAAAGAAAAAAGAAGTGAACCTATCAGAATATCAGTGGCCCCGGCCTCCGGGGTTCCAACCGTTCGAACATCAGAAGTCAACAGCAGAGTTTTTGATTAGTAACCGCAAGGCGTTTTGCTTCAACGAGCAAGGCACTGGCAAAACTGCATCAGTGATTTGGGCCGTGGACTATTTGATGAACCTTGGCGTGGTCAAGCGGGTGCTGGTTGTGTGCCCCCTGTCCATCATGAAGTCTGCGTGGCAAGCCGACTTGTTCAAGTTTGCGCTTCACCGTACAGTGTCTGTCGCTTATGGCTCTGCTAAGAAGCGTAAAGAGATTCTCAACGCGGGCGCCGAGTTCGTCATCGTCAATTTTGACGGCGTGAGCATCCTCAAGAACGAGATCATTAGGGGCGGGTTTGACCTGATCGTGATTGATGAAGCCTCAGCCTACAAGAACCCCCGCACTGTACGTTGGAAAGACATGCGGGAAGTGTGTCGAATCGTCAAAGGACTGTGGATGCTCACAGGTACACCAGCCGCTCAGTCGCCTGTGGATGCTTACGGATTGGCAAAGTTGATCAACCCCAAGGGAGTTGCTCCGTTCTTTGGGCAGTTCCGAGATCAAGTGATGATCAAAATCACCGACTATCGGTGGGTTCCTCGGCCCGAAGCCAAGGCCATCGTGCGCAATGTGCTTCAGCCAGCAATTCGGTTCGAGAAGAAAGATTGCCTCGACTTGCCGTCGGTGACATTTATGGACAGAGACGCACCCATGACTGCCCAGCAACGCAAATACTACAAGACGTTGGCCAAGCAGATGCTGATCGAAGCCGCAGGTGAAGACATTTCTGCCGTCAATGCCGCCGTGAAGGTGAGTAAGTTACTGCAGATCGCTTGTGGTTCCGTATACACAGATACAGGTGAGGTCATCGACTTCGACGCCAGCGAGCGACTAAATGTGGTGCAAGAAGTTGTGGATGAATGTAGCAACAAGGTGCTGATCTTCGTGCCGTTCTCCCACTCAATTGAAATGGTGCGCAGACATTTAACCAAAAACGGTGTGTCATGCGAGGTCATCAATGGTGATGTGAATGTCAACAAACGTGCGGAAATCGTGCAGTTGTTTCAAACCTCCACCGACCCCAAGGTGCTCATCATCCAGCCGCAAGCCGCCTCCCACGGACTTACCCTAACTGCCGCCGACACAATCATCTGGTACGCTCCATGTACCAGCGTTGAAACCTACCTTCAGGCCAACGCCCGGATCGACCGACCCGGACAGGTGAACCCAATGACTGTTGTACACATCAAAGGTAGTCCGGTCGAAGCACGGATGTATTCCATGTTGCGCAACAACATTCGCAACCACAACGAGATCATTGATCTATACCGCCAAGAAATTTTAGCGGCTGAAGAAGAAATTGCTTGACAATGTCAAGTAATGTGATATACTAACCAAAAACAGGAGCAGAGAATGAGCGAAATGAACGATGAGGTTCAGGGCAAAGAACCCTCTACCTTCACCCCAGACCTTGACCAACTCACCAAAGTCTACATCGCCATGCGTGATGCCAAAGACGCACTGACCGACAAGTACAAGCAACAACTCGCCACCATCGAGGAACAGATGGATGTGGTTGAGCAGAAGCTGCTTGAAATATGCAAACACATGAACGCCGACAGCGTTCGCACCCCACACGGCACAATCGTCCGTTCTCTTAAAGCACGGTATTGGACGAACGATTGGGATTCGATGCACAAGTTCATCGCTGAACACCATGCATTCGGCCTGTTGGAGAAGAGACTTCATCAGACAAACATGAAGGAGTTTCTCTCTGAGAATCCAGACTTGCTTCCCATTGGCCTCAATGTGGAGCGCTCTTATACCGTGGTTGTTAGACGTTCAAAAGGAAATTGAAATGAGTAATCTCACTGTGATCGACGCAAACCTGCCTGACTTTCTGCAAACCGCAGGTGTCAGTGACCTGACCAAACAACTGGCTGGCAAAGCCGCAGGTACTCCCCGTATCGTGCCCAAGAACGGCATCTTCCGTAAGGTTGTCGGTGGCGAGGAAATGGGCAAGGTGAAGGGCACTATCAATGCCATCATCGTCAACGCTTCACCCAAAGTTGGCCGTATTTTCTACGCCAAGCAGTGGACTCCCGAAGCCGAGCCGACCGCACCTGACTGCTTCTCGAACGATGGTCAATCCCCTGACGCTGGTTCGGCTAACCCCCAAGCCAGTCGTTGCGACGAGTGCCAGCAGAACATCAAAGGTTCGGGCATGGGCAACTCCAAGGCGTGCCGTTACAGCCGCCGCATTGCCATGACTCTGGAAGAAGACTTCGGTACTTCTCTGGAAGGTCGTGTGTACCAGATGAACTTGGCTTCCAAGTCGCTGTTCGGTGATTCGGTTGGTGACAACACCCACCCCTTCGAGAGCTACACCAAGTATCTGGCCAACAACGGCAAGTCGCTCGACTACGTCGTGACACAGATCAGCTTCAACGAGGACAACGACAACCAGTCTGTGTTGTTCACCCCCGTGCGCTTTATCAACAAGCAAGAGTTTGAAGTGACCGGCAAGCTGGGCTCCAAACCAGAAGTGCAGAAGATGATCATCATGACTCCGTACCAAGCGGATGTGTCTGGGCGTGCGCCTAAGCTGGAAGCACCAAAAGCTGCCGCTGAAGAAGTAGCCGCTCCCACCAAGCGTGAGAGCAAAACAAAAGCCGAAGCGCCGACTGTGACCAAGAAAGACTTGGACTCAGTGGTCAAGGCATGGACTGACGAGGACTAATCATGCCCATTGGTTACAGCATTGGTTTGATGCAAGCCAACAAACAGGCCAACATCAAATCTCTCGGTGTAGCCCTCGGTCGTGTGTGTATCCATAAGGGTGTCAGCGTTCGTGAGGTGGCTGGGTACTTCGGGCTCAGTCGCCAAGCGATCTACGATTGGTTCAAAGGGGACTCTGTCCCCGACCCTTCCATTCACTCACGCATCGAACGGTATATCGCCAGCCTCAAGAAAAAGTAAGTCATGTCATTCGACCTTCTTGATACCGTTCTCCCAACGGAGGGCAGGTACTGCATCATCGGTATAGGTCGATACCCAGATCAGCGCTTTGCGGAGACAAGAGAGCAAGCCGACGAGATCATTCAAGAATTCGTTGACGCAAAAATCGATGCCTATTTTGGTTGTGCCAAGTTCGGTGTACTGGATGAGCGCACACACGAGAACGCCCTGTATTTCAGGTCGCTCTGGATGGACATTGATTGCGGCCCCA